GTGACGTCTGACGGCGGGGCTGCTTGCGCCGTTTGCGCCGGCTGTGGCTGCTGCTCCAGAGGATCACCGTCTGCGACACGGCGCGGAATGCGGGAGTTGTTCGTAGTGTAGGCTCGCGTCGGAGTGACACCGGGAACGTACTTGCGCACGGAGTCGTCTTTGAGAAAGTTCACGTAGCTGGGCAGGTTTAGACGGTGAGCCATGTCTACATCGTCCGGTGAGAACACCTGACCGTCGGCGTCCGCGCCCGGATGGCTATGCACTATCGCCGCCAAGGTGTGTCCTTTAGGGATCAAGACGTGCATCTCGAATTGATCGTTGCGGCCGGGAAGCGTGTTGGAATATCTGAATTTCCCGGCGGAATCTTTGTAGAGCATCCCGGCGTTTTCAAAGCCAGATTTCTTGTCAAACTTCGCGGACAACGCCTTCGCCGCTTCGTCTAACGAATCGAAGGCCGGCGAGTCAGGATCTACGGATACTTTAGCCATTAGGTGTACTTGAAGATCAGTTTGCCTGTGTTGGCCGAGTTGTTGGGCGCGGCGGCGGGTCCTGGCGTTGCCCCATTGCCTCCGGGCTGGCCGGTTCCATTGACACCCGTTACGGGCGTCCCGCCCGTGCCGCCGACTGACGCCGTACCTGTCCCACCCGTGCCGCCTGTCGTGTTCGCCGCTGTGCCGCCCGAGGCGGTACCGCCTGCCCCGCCTGCGCCGCCCGACGTCGTACCGCCGATTCCCGCGCCGCCGCCGTTTGCCGTAGCTGTCGTGATCGTCAACGTGCCGCTGGAAATACTCGTAGCGCCGCCGGCTCCGCCGTTCCCGCCGCCTGATGCACCGCTAGACCCGAAAGTGCCGACTGTGTAGCTGATCGTCTTGCCGGCCTGTCCCGCGACGTTGATAACGCTGCGGAAGTATCCGCCAGCTCCGCCACCTCCGCCGCCGAAGCCGGCGGTAGCACCGCCACCGCCACCACCGCCTCCCCAGCCTTCGACAGTCAGAGAAGTAGCGCTAGCCGGGATTGTCTCTGTAGACGAGCCCGCCGCAGTGTAGGTACGCGTAACAGGCTGGAACGCGTTCCCGACGCCAAAAATGCAGACGGTCATTACGACACACCGGACCCTGAGATAAACCAGCCGGTGCTCGAAAACTTGTAGAGCATGGCAACACCGTTGTTCGCCAGCGTGCGGCTAGTGCCGGCTCCGCCGGTCGTCGTGCCAGCTATATAAAGGCTGTCCGTGGTGATCGCAACGGTCAAGTTCGAGTTTTGATTGTTCACTAGCAAAATGCACGTTCCGATCGGGAACGCGACTGAGGCGTTGGCCGGAATGGTGATCGTAGTCACCGACCCGCCATTAGCCTGCACCGACTTGCCTCTGTCCGCCAGGACTAGCGAGCCGTTTACGGTAATCGCACGCTGAGGCGCGTCGCGCCAGCCAACGGTCTGATAATTGGACGAGTCATCCAGAACTTGAAAGTTAGTCGTTGACGTGAACTGGCCAACGTCCGATCCGCCGGAATTAAACACCAGAATGCCGGGTGACGTGGCCTGGAGCCGAACAAGCGTATTCGTCGTGTTTAGGCGGGCTTCGACGCCGTTGATGCCAGGGTCAACTATGCGCAAGCCGACATCCGCCGAGCTGCCCATATTGATCTGCAATCCGACTTGGCCGGCTAGCGTATTGATCTTGATTGCACCCGCCGACGGGCTGAACGTGTGCGCGCCAGTCCACGTCGGAGAGATACCGACGTTCAGAGCAGGCGCTGCGTCCGCGCGCATGTACGAGGCAGACGAGCCATTGACAGCCGTCAGACCTACCTGCGCGCTCGGGTTTGCCGAGGCAGTAGTCGTGTCCAGCTTGCTCGCAATCGCCACAGCGATAGCCGCAAATTCTGGATCAATCTGCGCGCCTTTGATCTTTTTATTTGGATCGCCGGAAAGCAGGCTGTCTTTTGGTGCAAAAAACGTAGTTTGTGTGTAATTCGACATTTAGGCTTGCATCCGTCCAACTTTTGCGAAGATGTAGGCTTGTTGGGCCGCGAATGGGCTGGTCGCGTCTGTTTCGACGCCAAACCTAAAATACTGCGCCGTGGCGCGCGCGTCATAGGTAAGACTGATATCGACTAGACCGCCACCAAACTCGGCTGTGCCGAATTCAGCTATGCCCCACGCGGCCGAACCGCTCGCGCCATTAGCGTTGAGTGTCACCGTGCGGAACGAGTCTGGCGATGCAAAGTCCGTCCACCATTTGAAAATCACCGTGCCGGTGGCCTCGATATGGAACTGGCCGCCTAGACGCGTAAGCATCTTTAGACGGTCTCCGACTTGCCACTGGGCAAAGTCTTGCCAGGGAGACTGCCAGATATAGCGGCAACTCGGCTCTTCGGTGACGTCCCCGCCTACGCCGTATCCAGCAACCTTGCCCGCAGTGCGAGAGACATACAGGACGCGGCCGACGGTTTCGTACATGGCATAGAGCGCGACGTTCCAGCGCGTGACCACGCAACACTCATCGCCGAATTCGTCTGTAAAGCGGCGCTTTGTATCCAGCGCCCAGACGTAGCCGTTAGACGGCAACGCCAGCAGATACAGGTTTTTCGCGGGTGAGTAAACGCCCGTGACTTGGGTGAGATCGGCTTCGCTAGCTACCATTGTCATGAGCGCTGTGCGCACATATTTGGTAACTTGGTCTAGCGGGTTGCTCCGGTTGACCAGCAGACGCCGCAGGCTCTGCACGCCTGTCGGAGACAGGAAAAACAAGTCCGAGTCTCCAATGGGTGCGACGCTATGCTGAGCAATACACCCAGTGCCCGTGATTAGACCGGAAATAACCAGATTGCTAGGGTTCATGCCTAGCGCACCTGACGTGCCGTCGTTGAACAGCACGATATGCCGCTTGCCAAAGACAACTAGGTTTCCGTCGAACGCCGTTATCGCGGTAACTTGGTCCGTCCCGTCTACCCAGATAGTCTGCATTTCTATGGAGCCAGACGACCCGCCAGACCACGTAGTTTCGTCTAGCAGCCCGCAGTAACGGATCGTGTGCCCGTCTGCGTCTACGATCCAGACACGGCCAAATGCCGCAGTCCCTACGCCGCCAGTCGGCGCGGTCCCGGCCGACTCGACAACCGTGTTGAAGTTGCCGCCTGCGGCCGGTCTAACTATGAACTTCTGGCCGGCCTGGAGGCCGATACACTTGTCGTTGAAGTTAAGAAACTTCCACCGGCCGGACGTATACGTCCCGGTGCCGGCGAGACTGTTATTGCCAGGATCGGTAATCGTGGCCGAGATTCCGCCATCCCATGCAATAATCAGGTCTACGGAGCCAGACGCGCGCCTGTGCTCGAACAGTGAGCGGACCTTGGGCGAGCCGGAGATCGGCGTCGTCGTGTTGTTCTGGAACAGAGACCGGCACGCTAGACGGCCGTTGCTGTCTAAGACGCAATTCTGGGCCTCTATGGCCCAGGCGTAGTCAAGCACGACGTTCTGCTGCTCAAGGTTTAGACCGCGCGAGCCGGGGGCGACCATGTCGATTTTCACCCCTTGCGGGGCAGGGCCGACTTTTGCGCGGACGCCGTAGACAGGCATCGCTAGGTCACGACCAACTGGTACGGGTCGCCAGACATGGCGCGGTCGCGGGCAATCTCCGCGTCAAGCAAGTTGATCCAGCGTTGTTCCGTGAACATACCGCTCGGGCCGATCTCTTCGCCGCGCTCTTCGCGGGCGTACCAGATCAGGCCACGGGTGAGGGCTGTAGTCGGAATCCAGATATTCGTGTCCGTGTCCGACGCCATCAGCGTAGCCTGCGGTACAACCATCGTCACGACGATAGACCGCTGCGTCGTCGGCTGCGGATAAACCCATAGCTGTTGCTGGCCCGTAGTAGGGTCGTGGTCAATCGCGAAGTAGCTGGGCTGCGTCGTAGACGCGGACGTGCTGTCCATCGTTACGCGATACTTCAGCTCCTGCAAATCCATCTCGATCAGCGGAATCGGATATGCGGGGACCGTAACGTCAAAAACGAGCGCCACGAACTCGCCAGAGTCCGTATCAGGCACCCTGACAAGCCGCGAACGCTCGTTCGTGTTAGCGATCAGCGCATAATTGCTGTTCGCGTTAATTGTGACTGGCAGGTTATCCTGAACTAGAGAGCGCCACTGGTGCGCCTCTTCGATTTCCTCTTTGAACTCGTTGAGGAATTCGAGCAGCATAAGCTGATAACTGTCGGTCAACGGCGAGCCGGTGCCCACAGCAATAGCCGCGCCGCCCGTGGCAGACAGCACGCGGTTAAGGACTGTTCGGACCGTTGCCATCAGTAGCCGCCTTGGCCTCCGTAGCCGACTTAACCAGCGCGCTCAGCTTGCCGTGCAGAACGACGGCAGCCATCGCTTCTCCAATCCCGTTATACTGAGCCCGCGATAGCAGCGCGAGCAAATTGTTGTAGTCTTCGACAGTCAGCATCTAACTCTCTCTCCCTGAGTTGATATTCCCTTTGTGCAACGCCCTATGTAGGCGCTCCAGAAAGGGACCGGCCCCGAAGGGCCGGCCCTGACTACTGACTAGGTTTTTAGCCGTCAGTGAAGCTCGAAGGCACAACAACCGGCAGGACCGACGTCGGGCGAAGGGTCGCCACACCGTAGATCATATCGGCGGTGAACAGATCAGCCAGCCACTCCTGCTTGTACTGAGTCTGCGTGCGCACTCCCATCTGCTCTACGAGCAGCAGGCCGTCACGCTGGAACATCAAGCAGAGGTCCTGGGAGGGCGTTCCGGCCGCGTTCTCAACCTGCTGAAGCTGGTTAGTGACGTAGACTTCGACCGCGTAGGTATTCCCCACGAGACCGTTGCGGATAGTGTTGCTGCCAGCCGCCTCGCCAGTGAAGCTGTGCTCGCTGAACCGGGCCTGTCCCATGAGGTCCGCCTTGACGTTCGGGCTAACGAGCAAGAAGCGTCCAGCCATCGGCGCGTCAACCGCGTCGAGAGCCCGGACGAGACGCCGGATTCCCAGGTCGGACAGGTCCACCGCGTTACCCGCGTTGGCGTTCGCAGTCGGGGACCACGTGGTCGTACCGTCACCAACGAGGATGGTGTTGGTCG